TAATATTATCAGACAGGACACAGGACACAGGACACACTATAAATACCTGGTGGGGCCCCCCTTTGCCCGCCAAAATGTCCAATGCCGTACCAACGTCGATCGTACTCGTCACGGGCAAGAAGGCCAACCTATCGTACCGCACGGCCCGCTCGCTATACCAGGAACAGCTACAGTCGGCGACCAACATCCCGACGGACGCCGATAAGGAGAACGTACCGCCGACGCTCAACCGAGAAGATGCCACGCTATCGACGGAGCTATCGAAGGAGGCGTCCCATGACCAGGAAGAAGATCCTCAATCTCACCTCGGTGAAAAAGCAGGATAACATGCAGCTCTCCTCCAATGTGACTGCCGCAACCCCCCAAGGTAGCGCCACCTACACCAACTCTGCTGCCGTGTTACCCGCCACACAACTCTATATTTTCCCCTGGATTGCGACCGCCCGTGATCTAGACCGCGACACCGGAAATATCCGGGGTGCCCCTTCCGACAGTGCCACTCGCACCGCCCAAACTTGTTATATGGTCGGCCTCCGAGAGAACATTGAGATTACCACCAATGATGGTCTTCCCTGGCAGTGGAGGCGTATTTGCTTCACTTTCAAAGGGTCGGAGTTTACCGCCACCAGTACTACTGGGCTCAACTACTATTTGCAGACTAGTAACGGTATGACTCGCACCGTCAATACTGCTTACGGTTCTACCGCTGTTGGAGTGCTGCAAAGCTTGCTTTTCAAGGGCGCAGCGGGTGTTGATTGGTCAAACACTATAACCGCCCCCACCGACAACACCACTATCTCCGTTAAATACGACAGGACGATCTCGATCGCCTCCGGGAATGAGCAAGGAACAATCCGGCGTTACCGCCGATTTCACCCCATGGGCCACAACATAATCTATGCGGATGACGAACAGGGCGGCACGGAGAGCGAGTCATTCGTATCATCGAGGGGTAAACCAGGTATGGGAGATTATTACGTCATAGATATTTTCCAGCCACGTTTTGGTGGTACTTCCGCTTCTCAGCTCAGATTTGAGCCATCAGCTACTCTGTATTGGCATGAAAAGTAACGATGGGGCTATCTACATAGACAAAAATGCAATTTGCGTCCATCCATTCCACATCGTTTTGATACTGCTCATCCGAATAATCTCGCCCCACCATGTCCCGTAACTGGTCTCGGGGATCCCTGTTGTTCAACCAAATTGTGGGCTTGCCCCACCTCAACAAAAGTTCGTCCCGATATAACAGCCTAATCTGCACATACGGCTGACCCCCGAACCAATCCTTCCAATGAGGAAAAAACTTTATTCCGCCACTGATGTCATCGATGACACAATAGTCCTTTGACTCACACAGGGACGCCTCCTTCGCATTGAATGTCTTTTTCATGTAGACATGGTTGCCTAGTGATTGCGCCCACGTGGTCTTACCGGTCAAAGGAGGACCGTAGATGACCAGGGTTTTCACTCTTCCAACTAATAAGAGTTAGCGCCAAGACCCCAAGTATAGATCTATTCCAGCGTGCTCGAGACTCTAGCGACGCACGTGGCCCCCCTCCGGGGGACGACGCCCCAGGCGGCGAGGGGCCGTGCGCGCAAAGAGTCGACGCACAAGATCCACTTACCTCGTACATCCAGAATTCCCTCTCGGTAGCTAACCAGGTCAGGAAAAGCTCCATCGCTAAGCACGAGCCCGGCGGGACGTTCGTAGCCCATGCCGACCTCAGGCCACTTCCACTTGGCGTATGCGTGAAAGCTTCCAAATCGGGTGATGAGATCCCACGGACAGATGTCGTCAGCAACCTCATAAAATTCCGCTCGACTTTCGCAGCAGACGAGCGTAGACCCCGGATCTTGAGGGCCTGAAACGATCTTAGTGGGCAGGGATTCCACGGCGAGCCCACCGGCGACAATGTCTCCATCTTTTGCTGCGTAACTCGCACCCTTTCGAGGGTTTCTTTTAGATCGCTCGATGTTTGGGTGATGACCCTGCACATCAAAGATATCGGCTCGTCGGGATCGAAACTTTCTGCCGAAATCGCAGAAAACATGGAGATGAGTACCTCCATCAGCATGAATTTCTCGTCCCACGAGACACTCCGCTCCAAGAGATCCAAAATGGTCGTTAACGGCCCACTCATCAAGAGTACCGCACTGCGGGTATGTAACAAGGAAGTAGCGGGCATTGAGAATAAAAGTCATGTGACGAAGTGTGTCCTGTCGAAAC